AATTGTTCTCATTGTCAAAAATTTTATCTTTTAAATTACTAATTGCTCCCCATTGCGCTTGGGTGTGTAGCGTGGCTTCGTCGTTATAGCCAAAGTATTTACGTTGTTCTTGAAGCTCTGCGTAAAGCTCTCGTTCTTCGTTGAAGATTAGTTCTAAAATTTCGTCTTTTGTCATAGCGTTGTTTTTAAATGTTATATGCAAATATATATATAAGGTTTCAATTATCAACAACTTTTTTTAACATTTTTTTAGATTTCCTTATTTGACGGGGGTTGTAGAAGCAAACTTTTTTTCACGTTTTAAGGTTTTACCCTTATTTTGTACCCGTTAAGGTGCAATATAGTGTGAGTTTAATCGGTTTATACCCGATTAGGTATACTATATTCAACAAAAAAGCCCCCAATTAAGGAGGCTCTTACGCTATGAATAATGGCAGGTGATGCAAATATATTAAAAGATGTGGGATAAACGTGCGATTTGTCCGTGTTTTTTATGGTGCAGGAATCCTTCTATAGCTTTGGGAGCGTGTTGATAAGCGTTTCTATGATGCCAGCTATCAGTTCCTGATGGTGAGCGCAATGATTCAACGGTAACACCTTGATAGTCTTTAGACATTTTATGGTGAACGTGGTGCATATAAACGTACCTGTGCTTGGTTAAGCTCCAATCCATAGGAAACTCAGTAGCTAACAAAAGCGGTAAGTCCTGCTGCTTCGCTCCATCTCCGTGAGTAGTTCCTATGAGGTTCTCTCCGTATCTAAAAGCCTTGCGATGTGAAAGAGAGCAGTCGAAAGTAATGTTTGTAGCTTGGCGAAAATGTGTTTTGATACAATCAGCAAGAAAGAATCCGTGAGTGTAATCGTGGTTAGAAGGATTGAACACAAAATGTACATCAGCCAAAGCGATAAGTTTTTCAAGTAAGTCAACATATAATTGTTTTGCGGTTAAAAAATTGCGATACCACATCCCATCGGTGTCTTGTGGAGTGCCTGAGGTTGTAGTTCGTCTTGGAGTATCTATGTGTAGAATATCGTTTCCACCAACGAATAAAATTTTGTCTATATGAAAGCCTGCGGACTTGTCTAAAATGCCTTGTACGCCTTCTAAAACACGTTGTACGGCTATTTGAGAGTTGTAGTCTTCACCAGTTTCAAACGCATCGCATAGTTTACCTATGTGGATGTCAGCAGGGTCTATGACTAACAGGTGTCCTTCTTCGCTTTGAGTTCGTGTTATCGTAGGATAAGCAGGGCTATGCTTTTCCATCTCTTCCAACAACTCATCTTTGAACTCGTTGAACTTGTCTTCTTGTCCGTTAAAGTTTGGATTCTTAAAGAATAATGATGCCTGCTTAGATTTTAACCATCCGTGTTTTACGTTCTTGTCATCTAACCCCATTGAGTTAGATTCTTTTTTTATCGCTCTGTATTGTTCAATGATTTCTACCTCATCTGATTTTAAGCGATAGCGTGTTTGTCTCATAGCGTTGGTTTAAAGTTGCGCAGTAGCCAGTTTGTTATCATTCCTACTACAAATCCCAAAACTAACAATAATATGTTCGGTTTAGGATTTTTGCGCTTTTCAGTTTTCCATTTGACGACCTCTACTTTTTCAATCATTCGTAGGGTATCTCGTTTTAGTTTGTACTCAATACGCTTCTCAAATCGCGTTTGAGGCACGAAAGAACGCTTGTAACGCACTATTGTATCTTTTTGGACTAATACCCTTTCCCACATAATAGAGTCCCTTAAAACGTACGGAATTGAGTCGACCGAAGTTATTTGAATTGTATCGGCAACCTCATCGCACTTATAACCTTTTTTAAAGGCTTTACGGACGTGGTAGTTTACTGAGCAAGATGTCGCAAGTATTGCCAATAAAAGCGACAAAATAACGGAACTAACCGCCAATCTCGAAGTGCATCCAGTCATAGTTCTTTTCTTTACCGAGTGAAATAAATCCGTGTTTATAAAAAATGTCAATCATTTGCTTGTACTCAGGACGTGCAAAGCGTGCAGTCTTAGAAGTTTCCTTCAAAGTATTTCTCGCAGGGTCTAAGTCGATGGCAATACCCCAAGCGTGCTTACTCCAAGACGAACCGCCACGCATTTTACGAAAGTTAAAACAACCTCCATAAAGGTCTATCCCTAACTCGACAAGGCGTTGATACCCGTAGACCTCTAAAAGTTCGTTAAACACGCTTAAAAACGCATCTGCGACAAGTTTATGGCAACGCATCTTTGTTACTTTGGTGTCTAAGTCCCACGCTATACGCATTGGGTATGGTAATTTGATTGTAGTTAAATACGTTCCCGTCTCGTTGGGTTGTCCGTATTTTGCTAAGGCTTGTGCGGTTGTTATCATTTGTCTATTTTTTTACTCCATACAGTTAAACCTATTGCAGTTGCCGAGTAAGTAAGCAAACCAACAAAGACAAACTCGTGTACTTTGAAAGGCTTAAACAACGGAATCAGCGCATAAATTACCGCTATCCAAAAAGACGTAAAAGCGGATAGCCTTTTTATAGACCATTTGCCGTTAGGCTTTAGAGTTTCGTTTATTAGTTCTTTTATCATTTGGCAATACGGCTAAAAGTTTTTCGGGTAGGTCTATTCGTGTTTTGGTTGCTTGTCTAAAACTCTGCTCTTTGTAGCAGTCGTAAAGTGCAGTCTCAACTTTGTTCAATCGGTTATCCGTATGCCACAACCATAAGCAAAGAACGCCTGTAACGCCGTATTTTTTTACAATGGTAACAAACTCAGTCATTCGATTCCTTTTTGCTTAGATAAATACGGAGCTTCTCTACATTCGTGTTTTTAGGGCTATACTTTAAACCCTTTGGTCTGTTCTTTTTCATATAAACCAAGAAGTGTAATTGTTCGTAGTGTCAGGGTACATATCTTGGTCAACGTTCTGATTGTACTCAGGGAATAAATCTTGGTTGAAAGACATATAACTAATGAAACGCTCCGTGTAGTGTTGAGCAATCTGACGCTCTTTTTCTAATAAGAAATCAACTTCGTTTTTCTCTACGTTTTCAGCGTTCTCAGATGAGTGCTTGTAAACGCCCTTGTTGGCGATTGTGTAAGCTGCGAAAGGGAGATATTCAACGAGACTCCAATGGATGAGCATTGGCTTAACGTATGTGTCAGTAAGCAGCTCGTAGTTACCTGTCAGCGTTCCTGCAATAATCAAGGTTTGTAGCTTCTCAAGTAGTTTAGTGCCTAAGTATGTTTGTATGTGGATGTCCTGAGCAATCTTAACGAACTGAATGAACTTATCAGTATCTACATTTCCGTTGACTGCGGTAAAACGAACTATATCGTCTCTTGTGATTAGTAGTGCCGTTGCCATTATTTCTTGCCGTAAATAGGGTTAGTAGGTAAAAAGCCATTGTAAGGCATATCAACTGGTCTTTGAGATACCAAAGCATTGTTTTTAACAACGTATCCAAACTTCTCTGCTTTTTTACCTGCAATTTGTTTAGCTTTAGGAGAGTTAACATCAATGCCTACACCCTCAAAACTTGCATACACTTGTTTATTCCAACGATGATGACAATTGCCACCGCCTTTGAACTTCCATACGTCATAAGTAGCAGCACCTTTAGCACCCCATCCTGCATTTACAGGTTGATTGCCCATTTGTAAAATGTCCTCTTTGCGATAAATCTTTTGTGCCGTCATCATTTTCTGACAGAACTGACGAGATTTAGAACTTGTCTCACCTGCATAAACATAGCGAGTAATGAACTTTACTCCATCAATTACTTCATCTTGCTCAGACTTTGCGTTAGGACGTGCAGAACCTGTAGTTACGAAGTTATATACTTTCGATAATAAGGTGCTTTTTGGCTCGTTAGAGAGCATTTCATTCTCTTGGTCATCTAAGTCATAGTCCACAGGGTATTCGTCTATTAGAAGCCAATTCTCGTTAGGGGTTTCACCTAAGTCAATAAGTGCATCTGCAATCTCGTTGTCTAAGGCTTCGTGTTTTGATAGCTCAGTTCCTGTTTCCTCTGCAACTTGCTCTTCAGTAACTGCATTTTCCAAGTCTACAAACTCAAGCGGTTTGAGAGTCTTGAAGAATAGGTTAAGCGAGATGTTGTTAAAGGCTAATAGCTTGTCAATGGCGTCAATAATTTCCTCTTGGAAAGGCTTAATCACCATATTGTTGAACAAGATAAACGAGTTCTCAAGCTCATCAGCGTTAGACGAAAATCCGTTAGACGATGCAACACCAAATAATAGTGGTGAAGTGACGTTGTGTCCAAGCATAATCTTACGCAAGCATTCTTCGCTTAAATATGTGTAGTGTTCAGGTGCGTCATTTAAAGGGATGTCCTCAACCGTTGTGCGAGTATCCATATTGTCGTTGAACGCTACAATCACTTTCTGACCTTTAGAACCAGTTAACTTGCCTAATACCTTCGCAGAGATAATTTCTTGCTGCTCTAATGTAGGCACTCCGTTATTGAAGTTTACTACTTTAGTTCCTGAGAATCCGTTTTGAACCTCGTTGATTAGGTAATCGGAAATTTCCTCTTCCAAAAGTGCGTAGGGAACTGCGCCTTGATAGTCAGGATAAGCATAATACTTCATCCCTACGGCATACGGCTTTGAGAATAGTATCTCAACCTTTTCTCTACCGAATCCAAACGCAGGGAAGCGATTAGGTACATATTTCTTGACGTCTGACCAATCATCCGAGTAGTAGTAGCCTTCTACCTCTCCGTCTTTATTGCATTTCTCAGCACGAAGTAAATTAACAGGGATATGGTAAGCCTTGAGAATCTTGTCGTGCTTGTCGTTGTAATGTACCTGAATAGAGAATTGACCAAACAACTTTCTGTCTAAAGCAATCTTACGCAAACAATCCTTAGAGATTAAGGTCATCATTTGAGCGTACTCGTTAGGCTTGCGGTTAGCATCCGTAGCCGAGAGTCCTTTTCCGTAGATAAGTCGTGAGATGTTGTTTATAATAGCGTTGTTAGTGGTAGAATTAGTGTATCTATCAATCAAAAACTGATAGTAACTGCCTCCGTCTGCACCATCATAATTTACCCAAGCATCTCTCTTACTCTCTTCGATAGTAGGAGCGGTGTAGGCAGATAGATTTAAAACGTGTATGTTACTCATATACGATGTATGTATTTGCGGTTGTATTTGAAGTGTACTCACCTGAATTTACCGAGAAGTTCACGATGTTTTGGTCAGTACAAAAAATTCGGTCTTTGTAGACGATGGTAGTTCCTTGTTTTAGAACTAAGTCGTAGAAGTGTCCTTCTTTTAATGCGAAGGATGCAGTTATCGTGTTTATGTAGTCTCCTTGCGTTGAACTGGTGATGGTTACGGTAACAGGTGTATTTGTTTGGTCATCCGTAAGAATCATTGTATTAAACCCATCACGAGGAATGAATGAAAACGTCTGAGCTGATGTAGATGTAGTTAGGACTATCATACTACTACAAGTCAAATGAGGCGATTTGTTGCCAAATAAAAAAGGGAGACCTAAGCCTCCCCTTCCACGCTATGAAAAAACGAATTAGACAGTAACGATATTCGCAACACCGAAAACATCACCTGCACCACCTGCAAGACCTGCCTCGTTTGAGCAGTCAAGTAGGTTAGCATAAAGTTTCTCAGTTCCTACGAAAGTCAATGTGTAACCATTAAGGTCCCCCATTGCAGTTCCGTTAGATACGTTTGCAGTAGTGATTTCCATTCCGTGTTCTAAACCTGCAAGGAAGAATTGGTTATTGCGGTTTTTAACAACGATGTGAGGACGTCCGTAAGCCATCAACTTAACACTTTTATGCGTTGTAGCATCTTGTTTTTTAAGGGTAACGGTAAGCGTTTGCTCAGCGAATGTAGTACCGTTCTCACGGCTTGAGTTATATACTTGGTCAAAAGAGTTAGTTCCTTTGAGTTCGTATTTGTATAGATTAGCAACGTTAGCAATTGTATCGATGGTATCAGTACCAGCTACATAAGCAACGTCAGCGGAAGAGAAGTCTCCGTAATTGATGAAGTAGATAGCGTCAATACCACCTACTGCGTCTTTACATACTTCTAAGCGACCATTTGCAACTTCACAAGACATATTTTTAGTTTTTAAATGTTATAAAAAAGGGAGGGACTTGCCCTCCCCTGTAGTTTAAGTTAAGCTAAGATTAGTTAGCAGAGTTTGTGATACCGTAAGTAACAACGTCAGAAGCAAAACCGTATTTAGCGTCAGCAGTAAAGCGCATAACTACACGTACGTTTTGTGAACCATCAATGTCACCCATATCCAAAACTTTAACTTCGTTCATATCGTTCAAAAGACCTGTTGCGAAGTAAAGGTTAGATTTTTGAGCAAGAAGTGCAGTGTTGTTAGCAAGACCGTTAGCCATAAAGATACGAACACCATCAAAGAACAAGTCACCAAGAACTTGGTTTGTACCTTTGTTCTCGTAACCATTAGCACCTACACCTGCAGCAGCAAAGCCACCCAATGCACGAACATAAGCACGATAGATGTTGTTAGATACATACAAAGTAAGGTCTTCTTTTCCGTAAACCGCAGCAGGACAAGCATCAACGATAGAACCTAATTGAGCAATAACGTTTGTAGCATCTACTGTAGTACCTGCAATTTCTTGTGCAGCTGGCAAAGAAGCATCAGTAGTCAATTGTGTCATAATACCTGCGAACTGACCTGCAGTTGCGTTAACACCTCTCCAAATTGAAGTCTCCATACCTGCAGCAACTTTCTCAGCAGCGTGTGCGATAAGGAAATCAGCGAAAGATTTAGGAAGAGTGTCAAATGCAGAGTAACCCATTTGGATAGCATCCCAATCTGCACGGAAGTCAGTTTTACAAAGTTGTAAGTTAACTTGGAAAGACTCAGGTTGAAGGATACGCTCAGTCAAAGTGATTGTAGATGTAGGGTCGAAATCGCAAGATGCGTTACGGATAATGTCATCTGTAGCCACACGCTTAATTACCTGCTTATATTTGACGTTAGGCATAATAGTAATACCGCCTTTGTCAAGGGTTGGAGCAGACAATAAAGCTGCTGCGATGTACTTACCTGCAAACTCGCCAGCATATGTTGTGCTGATGCTTTGAGTAGTCGAAAGATTAATTTTTTCCATTTTATTTAATTATTTAAGTTTGTTTATACTACAGTTAATGTGATTGCGCCTGCAGAAGTTCCAAGACCGAAAACATACCAGTTTGTACCGTCGCAGTTTAATTCTACGAAGTCACCGATTGTATCAGCAGAAGCAGAGAAAGTAATCGTGTTTTCGTCAGCAGCAGGTACGTTAACGCTATTTACGATAACACCACCTTGGATTTTGTTAGAAGCAGCTTTGATAGTCCAAGCAGTAGTTGCAAATAAAGCACCTACAACAAAACGGTATTGATGTCCTGAAGCGTCAGCAACGGCAGGAAGTGTAACTTGCGCACCTGCAGCAGCGTTAAGAATAAATACTTTACCGCTATCTTCAGCAGTTAAAGTTGTTGCACCTGTCAATGTTTCAATTACGCCTACTTGACGCAAAACATCGTTAGACACGGATGTGAATGTTGTACTCATTTTTTTGTTTTTTAGTTATTAAATATTGTTGAATTTTTCAAGGATTGAATCCATTGTAGAACGTTGACGGTTCTTAGATACTTTGAACGCTTCTACTTTAGTTTCGTTTTCAGGGTTGAATGAAATAGGTTTAGGCTCTTCGCTCAATTCAACTGGTGCAACTTCTTCTGCAACTTCAGTTTTTGACAATTCGAGTTGTGCCTTTAACTCTTCGTTTTCTTTTTTCAAGGCTTCGATTTCGCTAAAGAAAGATTCCTTAGTTACTGATTCAATGATTTTCTTTGCAGTAGGTGCAGCAGGCTCTTGTGCCATTTCTTCTTCAGGCATTTTACCTGTTTCTACTTCGTCTTCTACTTCTACCTCTACTTCAGGCTCAGCACCCTCACGAACGTCAGCGATAACGCCTTCTTCGATAACTACCAAGATACGACCATCCTCAAGTTCATACTCACCTACAGGAAGTGCGATGCGTTGTTCGTCTTCAGTTAGGATAAATACAGG